CGGATGTACCACGGCTTCCCGTTGCGCAGCCAGTGGAACATCGGCTGAAACTGCTTGCCGCCGTTGGGCTCGATCCACGAGATCATCGTCTCGATGTGCCCGATGTGGACCTTCGGCGACACGCCGATCTTCCATCCTGCGTCCCGCGCCTGTCGCCAGAACCAGATGTCGTCGTCGATGCGACCTTCGCCCCATGTGCCGTCCTCGGCGGGCTTGCTCACGAACCACGGCTTCGGCAACTTGCGCAGCGTCTCGACGCGCAGCAGCGTCAGCCCGAAGTGACCCGCCGAGACTGGGAACCAGTCCATCGCCATGTGCTCGCGCGTGATCGGAGTTGCCGTGCCGTCCGCCTGCATCGTGTTCAGCAGCGCGACATTGCGCTCGCGTCCCGCTTGCATCGGGATGATCGCGTCGAGCCCGTCTCGCTCGGCGATGTTCCGCATGCAGACGATGTCCTTCCAGTCGAAGATCGAGTCGTAGTCGATCGTGAGCACCCACTTGAGTTCGGGCGCTTGGCAAGCAGACTCGAGCATGCGCTGCATGCACTGCCCGTAGAACACGCCGATCGAGTTCACGAGCGGCACGCGCAGCGTCGTACACGCCTGCTGACAGACGAACATGTTGTCGGTCCACGCCAAGCGCGGCATCGTCATGCAGGCACGCATGTCCTCGTAGCGCGGCGGCTCGGCATCGACGATGCCCTCGGTCGGCTTGCGACCCGCGAGGTTCAGCGAGAACGCATGGTCGCTGCAGTCGGGCTTCTTGATCGTGCTCTGGCTGTAGTCGTTCTTCCAGTGCGTGATGTCCACGAGCCCGAGCGCCGTCATCGCGGCGTGCAACTTCGGGTAGTTCCAGAGCGTGTAGTGCTTGTCGTAGTGATCAGTCTGCGCGCCCATGATGTACGCCTCCCACGGGAACGGCGGCTTGGTCTGGTCGTCGCTGTCGCGGTCCTCCTGCGCGAGACGAATGATCTCGTCGAAGTCGGGCACGGCGATCCGCAGGATGCCGCCTGGCTTCAACTTCGAGTACCAGTGCTGCAGCGTGTCTTCGACATCGCCCTTGGGCAGGTGCTCGAGCACATGCGACGCGCGTATCTCCTCGATGCTGTTGTCCTCGTACGGCAGCACGCGAGCGTCATGCTCGAGGCTCCAGTCGTGAGGCGTGAACCCTTCGATCCGCTGCGGTCCGCATCCGATGTTGAGTTTCATGGCGAGCAGTGTAGCCACCCGCAAAACTGCCGAGGAAAGTAGTCGCCCAAAAGACAGCGCCCGCACCTTGCGGTACGGGCGCTGCGTGATGAGACGCAAGAGGAGAGTATCAGTCTGGCGTGTTGACCAGTTCTGCGACACCTGCTGCGCTGTCGGGTGCGGAGACCTCACCCTTGCCGAGGATCGCGTGCGCTGCGACATAGCCCGCCGCCGTCGCTGGCGTGACAATGACGCGGAAGTACCGCTTCTTGCCGCGCAGGTCGATGTTGGCGACGAAAGACACATTCGTCACAGCCGTGCTCGTGCCACCGATCGCGTCAGCCACGGTGTAGTCCGTGCCTGCCACGAGCCCAGTGGTCGTCGCGAAGTTGCTCGCATCGGTCGTGTCGGACTGCTGAATCGTCAACGCGGAGAAGCCTGCGGTCGCGTGCGTTTCGCGCATGACGCAGATCTGCAGTTCGTTGAACCCGAGCGTGTCGATCGAGTTCGATGTGACTGTGGCGTTCGACGCGCACGACTGGATCGGGATCGCGTTGACATGCTTGACACCTTGGAAAACTTGCATTGTGAGGGTCCTTTCTGTATTAGGCGCCAGCCTTGAGGGTGACCATGCTGCCGGCAACGGATGCCGTGCCGACATTGGCGTTGTTGATGTCGAAGCGTGAGATGCCGCGCACCGTGACCAAGTCGCTCTCGAAGCCGCTCAAGGCGGAGTCGGAGAAGGCGATCTGGTTGACCTTGCGGTCGCCGAGGAGCGAAGCCTGTCGCATGTCACCGAAGTGCATTGCGACCGCGCCGTTGCCCGTGGTGCTGTTCATCACCTGCGAGAACACGACAGGGTATCCGAGGAACCGAGCCTTGTTCGCGCCGTCCGCCAGTTCGACCACGCTTGCGCCGCCTGCAGTCTCAGCCAGTCGCTGGCAGATGGTGTTGAAGACGGTGCGATGCATGTAGAACTTGGTGTTGGCGTTGTCCGCGTACTGCGGCAGCAGTGCCATCGCAGCGCGAATCTGTGCAAGCGTGATGCCCGAGAACGCGGTGCTCGTGGCAGTCGAGGTTCCGCCTGCACCGATTGCAGTCGCGAGACCGACGATGCCGCCGAACGACGAAGTGCCTGTGCCGACGAATCCGCACTGATCTTCGAGTTTTGCCTGAGCGTACGCCATTTCGCCTGCGATCTGGTCAGCCAGACCGACGACATTGTCTTCCGACAACTCGCCGCTGATCTGAGTCAGCACGACGCTCTTGCGAGCGACGAGCGACACGAGGTCGAAGTTCTGCGTGCTCTCCGTGCCTGCTGATCCCTCGCCGACGAAGTACGCCGAGAGGTTTGCAGTGCGACGCGGGATCTGCAGGACATCGCTGCTCATCGCAACGACATTCGCGTTCTGACGGAAAATGCCAAACTGCTCGCGCAGATTGATGATGGTGTTGTTGTACTGATCTGGCACGAGGAAGCCGCCGAGGGTGTTGTTGCTCTCGAGGTGATCCTTCGTGAAGATGCCGTTGTCCAGGCACCACTGCTTGGACTTGGTGTGTCCGCGAGCGGCGAGGACGAACTTGCCGAAGCCGTACGCCTCCTCGCTTGTGCGGAAGTGCTTGCTCTTGACGAGCGGAGCGCTGATGTTCATGTTGAGGTCCTTGTTCTTGAGTGGGTGAGTGCTCGAGGTCTTGATCTCGGCACGGATGACTTGTGCAGCAACATCGACGAGCGCCTTGACGGGCTCGTCTGCCTTTGGCTCTTCAGCGGGCTTCTCGCCGTCCATCCCGTCCTCCTCGACCGCAGCGGGCTGCAGCACGACTTGGTACTCGATGTTGGCGGGGTCCACTGGATTGCCGTCAGCGTCCACGATGACGAGGTCGTTGAGCACGAGTGCTTTGGCTTCCTCGTATCGCTTTGCGCCGACTTGGTTGGCGAGCGCCTGCAGGTTCTTCTGCAACTGCTCGAC